CTGTTTCTTCCCAATCCTCGTAGGCTATCACCTCACCACCGCAACCGCATCCGCACGACATGGTAGCCCGACAACTCATGTGATTTATTAATGCTTCTTCCTTCTTTTGTACGAGTAGTTTGCAAACCAAAGCGAGAAACCCCAATTCATGCCGCCTATAATAACAATCATCAGCGGTACTATTGTATTTCCGCCCATAGTGTATCCGCCAATGCCCCATCATAATACAGATTGAAATTAACGGCGTAAAGGGTATAGTCAGCATCATCTACTTTATCAACAATGTCGTAAAAGTCTAAATACTTGTAATCCCACTCCATGTGGTAGGTAGTAAAGTTATCTTCTATTTCTAAACCTACTGACTTGTTGCTTGAGTCAAGCAATTCTACTTGCATAGTAAAAGTAATGTTGGCTTGACAGGAAAAATCAACGTCAAACTCGTTATAGATAGATTCGTTAGTTTCGTTCCAATACGATACGCCATCATAAACATAAGCGTAACAGTCCTCGGTAATCTCTTCTTCCTCTTCTGCGTACTCACAAGAGCCGTCTTCGTGCGTAGCACTTTCGTTGTAGTTAGTAGCAGCAGGGTCGGTACAGCCGTATATTGCATTCTCTTCCTCGCTCTGGTCATACTCAAAGTCTATCACCTCTAAAGAAAACAGGAATATACTACCGTTTTCTACAGAAATACTAACTCTGTGCGTACCTTCCTCAATATCGGGAAACTCAAACAAACCCGTAGCCGTGTTACGGAACGGCGCGCTTTCCTCAGATTGCGTTTGACCCATCATTGTAGCGTTAAACCAAACTGTGTGTATACTGTTACACCATGCGTCATCTAAAATATCTACAGTAATATACAAGTCACCATCAACTATGTAGTGGTCGCTTGTTATCAACCAGTTTTCCGCACAGGGTGCGTATGGGTTTAGGTCAGGGTCATCCTCGACCATATCAACTAAAGTGTCAACCGCAAAGGAGATAAAACCTACTTCGTTCAATCCTGCGAGCAGCATGGCTATGACAGAGCCTATAGTAATCATCAAGGCTCGCAATTCTTGAAATCGCGCATTCAATTCCTGAATGATGTTCTGTTCCTCATCTCCGCTCATGCTATTCTCGATAAAACAAGTGATTATTCAATATTATCATTTGCTCCCGGTTGCGAGTTTTCGCGTGGCAAATCTCCTGTGTCAGTAGAAGCGCCTCCCTTTCTTACATTGCCGTCGGGTGTTTCCGGTAAATTTAGAATATCTAGGGCTTGATTTAGCGTAAGAACGCCGCTATCGTAACCCATGACTACTCTCTGCATGACATTGAGTGGAGTTTCGCTGTCCATAGCATCAAACCGGATAGTAGGTAGGTCTGCCATCTTGTGTTCTATTCCTAGCAACTTTAGGTGCATCGAGAACAGTTCCCTGCAATGGAAGGCAAGGATGCTGTGCATTCTGCTGATGGCTTGGACGGCCCAGAGGTTTGCATTGTAAGTAGCGGCAAATGTGCTACCCTTCTCCTGTCCTGCGGCCACTCGCGGTACTTGTAGCACGGCTGCTATATCTGCGTTTATAGCATCCAAGAAGTCGCCGCTGTTAGGTAGGCTGTTTTCAAGGTCAACGTGGTGTAGGTTGACGTAGTGAGGTAGCACAGGTATCTGGTCGCCTCGTAGTCCCTCAAACAGTTTGATAACCTCACTCATAATGTGATTTAGCCTTTCGCTTTGTTCTGCGGGGTCTTGGATGTGTTCTATAGCAGACTTGTCAATCGTGATGTACTGCTTGGTCATGCTGTCCTCAAGGGACAAACGGTTGTTAAGACTGTTGTACTTCATGCGTATGGCTTGCTTGAGCGCGGTAAACCTAGATGCACCCCACACGCCATAGGTCTTGCGGCCCTTGTTGTCAACAAACCAGTTAGAACGATAGTCAACCCTTATGTGTAGTATCTCCTGTGCGGGGATTGCGACAGTATTGTATTTCTGCTCCCTAAGAATGTACTGGTCTGGGTGTATGATAGGGTTTTCCTCATCGGCGTTAAAACTCTTTTCTAGTCCGCCCCTTTCATCTACTATAGTTATTTGCTTGACAGGTAGGCTTTGTAGGTTTGTTATACCCACGCCTTGCCTTCCTACTATCTTGTTGATGTCGTTTCCGTACACCATAAGGTTTCTGAGAGCAGTAATCAGGATGTCATCAAAGTCTAGCGTATCTTCTACCAATTCTTTGATTGCATTGCGGATAGTTGCGTTTTTACCTTTAGCGTAATTTATCTCGTAGTTGTTGGCCGTGAGGCTAACAGCGCGAACAGCGCCGTTTAGTTCGGGGTCAAGTTTTAGCATGAGGTCGTACATGTCAAACTCGTTGTCGTAGTTGCTGTCTTTTTGCAACCTTTCCGTGTCACGCATGACATCCGGTACTCCCGCTACCGCTCTAAATCCTTCTTTCTTTGTACTCACTCTTGCACTTACGTTGCTTGGTTTGACTTCTTCGCCACGCCAAAACTGATACCACTTACGCTCAGACATATTTAACCCTAATAGTAGGTGTTTTTTAACCTTTTCCCTTATTTTTTCTTTTTTTTCAGCAATTTACAAAAAAAATAAAACGTGGTACTGCGCCTATTTCTGGTATTTGTTTTATTCTTTCTATAGTATGTTTCTAAAATACTATAACTAATCCCTTAGTTTACTAATCTAAATAGTGGGTGAGCAGCCGCCATTCTAAAAACACTATTGAAATAAAAAAAGAATTCTCTGACAGGCTTGCAGTGTGCGTGTTTATTTTTTCTGGGCTTGACAAAATAAATAAAAACAATACAGCCCACCGCAATCGTTATATATCCCCTGCTACTCGCATAGGTTAATGGGAAAGGAGGATAAGACCTTCTCCGGGCGCACCAAGATGCTCGGCGGAACAGAAATGATTGAAGAGTACGCGCATGCGCGTGAATTTAAGAGTGAGAGTGACTTTGCTAGATTCCTGCACGGTCTAGAGCCAAAGCGAAGTGTAAATGCTTGGCGCAACGCTATTATGCGTTGGAAGAGAGCAGGTGGTGAAATAGAGTACACAAACTTTCAAAGTTCAAAGATGAGTGCCACACAGCCAAACTTTGTTACTCAAGTACCAGACGGCATCAAAGAAGAATATGCTATAGATGCACCAGAGGCAATGAGAAGTTACTATGATGATGAAAAGGATATATATTTTACGTTTATACCACAGGCTAACGCGATTATCAAGGTCGAGGGAGACAAACATCGAGACATGAAAAAGAGATACAGCGATGAAGGCGGTAGGTTTACTGTTGCTGAAATGGCTAGTGCGTTCCACTTTCCTATCTTGTGGATGCAAGACTACATCAAGGCTCACAATTGGAGGCACCCTATGTCTCCTTACACTGACGAGGAAATGATGACTATGAGTGAAGACGACATGGTTGTTGACTTCCTTGAGTTGAAGAGGCAAAGTGCGTTGGCTAGGTCGCAAAGAGCGCACTACAACGCTATGGCTAAGGCTGCTCACAAGTGGCGCAATCTTGACGAGGCTTTTTACGGTGACTTCAAAGAGGCTTTGGGTAAAGGGCATTTACCAAGAAAGAAGGTACCTAAGATAAAAATGGGCGATGTTGACCCATACGCGGTTGTTATGTCTCCTACTGACCTGCACTTTGGGTCGTCGTGTTGGATTGACGAAACAGGCAACCACTACGATACAGAAGAAGCCAAGTCAAGACTTATTAACAGGACTCATAACTTAATAAGTAGGCTTCCCGGTAGGCCGGAAAGAATATTCTTGGCTACTGGTTCTGACTGGTTTCACATAGACAACGAGCAAGGTCACACTACTAGCGGCACACCGCAGGATATGTCCACAAGTCCTACGCAGATATTTATGGATGGGTGTGAATTAGCAAGAGAGCATATCGAATTGCTTCGTGCAGTTGCACCTGTAGAGGTGTTGTTTATGCGAGGAAACCATGATAGGCACCTTGCCCTTGCTCTAATGATGTATCTTAAGGCTATCTATGAAGAGGTTGGAGATGTCAGTATAGTAGTTGACCCTAAACTACGACAGTATGTATCTTGGGGCAACACGCTTATGGGCTTTACTCACGGCGATGGAGTCAAGGGTATGGACTTACCTTCGCTAATGGCTAAGGAAGAGTGGCAACGGTGGGGGTTATGCGAGAACAAAATATGGTTCCACGGTCATCTGCATCATCAGTCTGTCATAGAAAAGGGCGGTGCTATGGTTGTGCAGTTGCCTTCCTTGGCAGGTGATGATAGATGGCACTACAGGAAGGGCTATGTCCTATCTAGACCCGGATTGTGCGCTCACATGATTGATGAGAAGTTAGGGCTGATTGGAAACTTGTTTGCCCCGGTGGTTGAAGATGAGTAGTTTTAACCTTGACTTCTCGATGGAAAGGTCACGCAACGATGTGTCCTACTTCTATCGTTGGTTAGGGTATACGTGGGGCGAACACATTGGCGAATGGATGGACATGTATGGAACGAGAGGTGACTCGCAGGTACATAGGGTCTGTGTGATTGCGCCAAGAGACCACAGTAAGTCAACTACTCTTAGGGTAAAACTATTACATAGCGCTTTGTTTGAGCGATGGCGCAATAAACCTTTTACTTGTTGGCTTTTTTCTGCGAGCAAAGACCTTGCTACAAGAAGATTAGAAGAGATAAGAGAGGACATGAAAAGGCATCCGCAACTGTCTAAGTTTCTAAGTAACAAAAAGGGCAACAAGTTAGAGTTGCATTTTACTAACGGTGCGTGGATAAGGGCTACTAGCGTTGGTGCCGCGATTCGTGGCGAGCATCCTGCTTGTATCGCGTTTGACGATGTTATTGATGATAGCGGCGATGTGGACTGGACTGGTATGCGAAACTGGTTTAGGAAGAAAATTACCCCTATGTTGAGTCCCGGCACAAGTATATACGCTGTGGGAACGCCTATGAGCATGGTTGATTTGTATCACACTGAAATGTTAAACAATGATGCTTGGAAGTCAGGTATATGGTCTAGCATACCCAATTGGGACGAGTGGAAGTCTGACCCTGTAAACGTCAAGCCGAAGGAGTTATGGCCTGAGTTTAGACCTATAGACTTCTTACTAGAACAAAAAGATGCTATGGGTGAGTTATCATTCGTGCAGGAGTACTTGTGCAAGGTTATTGACGACGAGGCTTCTGTGTTTCCTAGGAGTGTCACCCGCAAGAATCTTGACATGGATAGTATTATGACAAAAGAAAAGATTGACAACTGTAAATATGCAGTGGGGTTTGACCCGTCACAGGGGCTAGGACAGGATTACTCGGTCATGGTGTGTCTCAAGCAAGACTCTGATGGGTTCATACATCTTGTAGACATATGGCGTAGGAACGACTTCCCACCTGCACGACAGGCAGATATGATAATCGAGTGGAGCAAGAGGTATGGCACACCTGCGTTTGCTGTCGAGTCTGTAGGGTTTCAACAGATGTACGAAAGTTTGTTGGCGCAGAAGGGTGCGGTGATAGATTACAAGGCCAGTAAGGTCAGCAACAGGACTTTGAAGCAGGGTTTGATGAATCGGATGAGAGTGTGGTTTGAGCGCGAGTTAGTCTGTTTTCCCTATGGTGATGATGCAACAAGGCAACAAGTTAATATACTATTGGAGGAACTAGAGAGTCATGCGTGGAGAGAGGGTTTGATTGTGGACTTAGGTAGGCACAACGACTGTGCTATGGCTATGGCACACGCGCTAGACCAGTTTACATATAAGACTCCCGAAATGCCAGTAGTCATGGGAACAATGAAGAAGAGTGAGTGGACAGGGGGAGCAAGTAGCGGTATACAGCGTCGAGACACAGGCGGTCTTGGCGGGAGAGTGATTAGGAGAGGATGAAGTGAAAGCAAGAAATGATGCAACAAAAAAGAGAAGTAAAGTAACAGGCAAAAAATTTAAACGCCAAAACCCCAAGGGGCGACGGCATGGGCCTCAACCCAGACGAAAGGTATACGCCTTGGCAATAGAGAAGGTTTTGTGCAGTCATTGGGCCAAAGAACCTCTGACAAGTGTTGAGATAGCAGAGTTAGCCAACAAGGACATCAGCAACCACTGGACCAAGTTAAATGGCTTTTCTGTAGGCGCGATTATGCGTAAGTATGAAAAAGAGGGCTTGGTAACGAGCGAGCGCGTGTATAACAAGGGCGTAGGTCAGAAGGTCTGGATTCGCGATTGGGATTATCCGTTAGAAAGCGATTATGAGTATCACGGCGGTAACTGGAAAGGCAACCCACGTGTTAATGTAAAAGACCCCGTAACTGGCAAGTGGAGGCGCATAACTGCGAGCGATAAAAATTTGAAAAAAATTTCTAAAATCGAGAGAGGGGGTTAGCGGTGACAGCCCACGCATAGACCGTATTTTTGGCTGATAGGTACCAAAGTCAGTTTACTTTTTACACCGGGGCTATTTACCCCTCTAAGCGTTGCAGAATCGACGCTTTTTTTCCGGGGCTACCCGTGGGGGTTCAGGCAGAACCACCCCCGTCTGTAGCCTCGTCTAATAGGTCCTGTCGCATGTCCTCTTCGTATGCTTCGATGTCATCCTTCCAGAATCTCTCAACATCACCGCTGATGTACACATGTTCTGGTCCTCCGTATCTGTTGTTGAAGTATGTCATTCTGCGGGACATGTAGGCATATGCCAGGGTTTCATCGAAGAATACCCCAGTATCGCAGAAGGTGCGGTCTTCCTCGGCAGGAATGCGGCCTGAGCCGATAGGGGTTCCTGCGAGGTAGTGTACCGCAACCTTGACCACGTAAACATATAGCCACTCGCTCACGCAATCACCTCCACCTTGAGGGGGGTTGCAAGGCCCCATGTGTTGGACCTCTTCTGCTTCATGGTGAAGTCCTCTGGGGATATCATCACCCTCGATACGAGCCATAGGCCCTCCTGTCTGTGGAAGTAAATTCCGTCTGACTGAATAGCCCCGATGGTCAATGGTTGGTAAGGCATTCAGTACTCACCTCCGCAGTTTGGACAGTATCCAATGCAGGTATCTTCGCAGTCGTCGTTGTTTCGTAGGTTCGCTGTTTCGCTCTCCATGATGTCCCGAAAGTAGGGTTTGCCTATAATGATTTCCGCTCAGGTATACCGCAAGACTATATACTAGGTTTCTTCCCATGCGAGGGGCCTGACCCCCGCCGAATGGTGTTTTTTCCTGTTTTTTGTCAATTTTGGGGGGGTAGCGGACCCGGAAGTATTATAGGCTGACCACCCCTCGCGACCCTAGGCCGGCGGCCCCTATTCGTGAACGACACATAGTTAAGACTATAAGCCGGCATCCCCTCTCATCATGGGCGCGCGTTTTTACCATCCTATATATACCTTACGGTAAAAGAGAGAGAGAAAAGACTATATACTGACAGTCAGATGGATAAACGGGTCCGGTCCGGTCCTGTATAGTATAGGCCCCCCTTTTTAGAGAGAGAGAGAAAAGAGAGAGAGAAAGTATATATACTAGGTTGTGTGTGCCTCCGAGGGGGCGGACCCCCCCGAAGGGTTGCGTGAATCTGTCGGAACCTTTATAGGGTGGCTAGTCCCACATGCTCTGTCCGGGCAGAGGGTTGGGTCTGAAGACGCTCAGGATTTTTCGGTCCTTGGCCCAGATACCTTGAAGAGCATCGCTGATTCCTGATAGGTAGGCTCTCCGGGTCAATAGGACCTCTTCAGAGTCACCCTTGAAGGTGGTCTCAATCTTGGCCTTGGCATCCTCGTATATTGCGTTTAGTTCGTCCTCGGTTATGGTGTATGTTTCCATATCTGACCCTAGGAGTACCTAGTATATGAACTTTGGGTTGCTTTATAAAGGGCCACAATGACTATATACTGTCTGCCATATGGATACACGGGGCCGGATACGCGCGCCGCGCGCGCCGAAAGGCCGTTTTAGAGAGAGAGAGGTTATATAGTTTTCGGTAACTTTATATAGGGGTTTTTTAGGGGTATTTAAGGTTTTCGCAAGGTTTATAGCCTTTTTTTAAGCATATATAAGGTTTTCGCAAGGTTTATATACCCCCTTTTTTTTAGGTTATAAGTCTTTCGATAAGGTTATATACTATGTTTTCGAGGCTAGGGGGCTTATATACTTTTCGGGTACATGTGCGGGCAAAGTATATATACTAGGTTTTGCATCGGGCATGCGGGGCGGACGGGGCTAAGGATAATCATACGCTTGCGAGGAAAGATTATATACTAGGTTGTTGATAGAAAAACGGGCCGGACTGTGAGGCGCCAGGATTTTTCACCTATTTAAGATTTGCGAAAAGACTATAAGGTATTTATTTTTTTATATACTCGGTGTAGTTTTTACACTTGGTATCATACATCTCCATAGGTGCAGAAAAAACACTAAGTGCGCATGAGCATTATTTTTAGTCCGAAACTACCTCCCTTATATACTTTGTGTACCGGCGTTCTCCCTACTCCCAGTCATCATTTTCCCAAAGGCCGAAGTCGCCATCCATGAAGCCCCAAAACGTTGATTCATCGCTTCGTTGGTGGTCATTCAACCAGTCAATC